CTGGAGCATGGGTCACCTCAGTAGTCGCCTGTTCCGTCGAGGAAGAGTTTATCTCTCGGCGTCTGGTCGTTTGGATCGCCGCTGTCCACGTCGCCGCCCTGGTTTGCAGCTGGCTCGGGCGGGTCTTTCGTGCCGAGATTGGTCAGGCCTTTGCGGAGGTTCTCCAGCTCCTTTTCGGCCTGCGCCATCGCTTTGTATCCGTCGACTCCGCGCATGAACTCCGGGTGCCGCTGCGCCGCGTAGGCTTGGCAAACGTCCTTCACGAGCCTCACGACTGCGTTCTGCTGTACCGCGCTCAAAATAGCTACGTCGTAAACAGGACCTAGCCACTCGAGCACCTTTGACGAACCGTCGGCGATCAGTCCGTTCACGGCATCAACGTCTGCGACTCCGTCGTTGTCGTCGTCATACAGGCGCATCAGAGTAATCGCAGAGATGCGATCCTCGAGCTGCGCCTGGTCGATGAGTAGGACAGCAGCCATCGCTTTACCTTGTCAGTTAGTTGCGGAGAGCTGGATTTGAACCAGCGGCCTCTTGGTTATGAGCCAAGCGCGCTACCAGACTGCGCCATCCCGCAATGTCGCCGAGCGCGCGTTTTGATTCGCGCTCGGCATTGTTTAGACCTCTACGACCGCTTCGCCCAGGCTGCGCGCGTCGTCCTCGTTCAGCTCGAGCACCTCGCCCGCGTGGCGGTGGCGACCGTCCTTGTAGACGGAACCGGGGCCGGCGACGGTGTACTTTCCGCCCTTGCGCTTGTTGATATCCCGCGGCTTTGGCGGAGCCGTACCGGGCGCGACCACCTCGGGGCCAAGGTCGAGCGCTTCGGAATCCGTGAGCAGGATCGGATCCTCGTGCTCGTACCGATCGCCGTTGAACATCACCGACCCCTGCGAGACGACGTGGTGCGGCTTCCGGTTCTTCTTTCGAAGCGCCGAAATCTGCTCGTTGAACTTCGGCAGCTCGTCGACAGTGCTGCTGGCGAGCGCGCCGCGCAACTCAGAGAGCGACTTTTCGTTCGCGCCGGCCAATCGGGCATCCTCGACGAGAGCGTCGATCGTGTCTTCGTCGATCGCTTTGGCTGCGCGCACAGCCTCGATCTCCGCTTGCCTCTGTGCGGTCAGCCTTGTCTCGGCTTCTTTTTCGCGAAACGCTTTGAGTTCAGCCGCGTCGTCGGCGGCTTTCTTGGCCTCCGCCGCTTTCGCGTCCGCCTCAGCCTTCAGCTTCGCCGCGTCAGCGTCGGCCTTCGCCTTCGCCTGTTCCTGCTCGGTCTTCAGCTTCGCCGCGTCGTTCGTGTTGTCTGCCATGGTCTCGGTCCCTCAGAAAAAACTTGATGGTTGGGCAGCGGCGCCCCTCAACGCCGCACCCGGTTACGCCGCGTCGACTACGATCAGCCGATCGGCGTGGTGACGAGGTATCCGGCGAACGCCGAGATCACCTTTTGCTGGTCGCTGAGCGTGCAGCGCGCCAAGTACGAGCCCTTCGGTCCGCGGTCGTTGATCCACATCAGATCGGTTTGCGTTGCCGCGTCCTGGAACGTGGTGCCGAAGCACACATTCCGGAGGCTCGGCGAGGTCGACACGCGGAAGAATCCGAGGATGTCGGGCCACATGCGGCCGTAGCTGGCTGCCGCGTTGCTGTTCGCGACATCCTTGCGTGCGCGACCGACCAAGAACTCGTCGACCTCGAAGTACTCGGCGAGCATCTTCGTGTTGGCCATCTTCGGGCCTTCGGCGCCGACGCCGTACTTGAAGGTGTCGAGGATGCGCGGGTGGCGCTTCAGCACGTTGTAGACGCTGAGCGATGCAACGGCGACCGTCTTGCTCGGGCCCATACCCTGCCAGAGGTTCGCCATCGCCGTGTCAGCGACGCCAGCGGGATCGCCGCCAGCCGAAGTATCGAAGCGGTCAGAGCCAGCCAGCGCCACAGTGTTCGCGCCGAAGTTTCCGGGGGTCGTGGTCGCCGCGATGATGCGTAGCTCTTGGTTGAACGCCAAGCCGTCGAGCACATGCGATTGTACGTCGATCAGCTCGTTCAGCGGAGCACTCTGGTTCTGGATCGTCATCCAGTCGAGGTACTCGCGCAGTGAGCGGATCCCGAGGCTGAAATTGCGCTTGGTGCGGCCCTGCCCGAGCTCGTTCGCGTTGACGCGATCGGCTACGGTGTCATCCGGGTACGCCAGGCGATCGCGCTGATTGTATTCGTAATAGATGCCGCTCAGAGCGCCACCCGTGAGCACGCGCGGCATCAGTTGCAAGCCGATGTAGTCGTCGTTGACGTACTGCACTGACATCGACGTGAGGACGGTGTCCTGGTGCACGTCGCCGGGACGGAGGTCCTTGACTGCCAGGATGTCTGAGTTGCGTTCTGCGAACTCCGCCATCTCGGCGTCGTCGCCGCGCGACTCGATGCCCTTGACGTACTTGACGAGTTTTTCGTACTCGAGACCTGCGGCGGTGCGTTGCACCGGCATCGCGTTGTCGGTTCGGATCATTTGAGTTGGCTCCAGTTACTTTGGTTGCGAAAGAGGTTGAAAGGTCGGCGCGCGAGCGCTCAGGACCCGACGGTGGCGGACGCCATTCCGAGGTTGAGGCCCGCGTATTCGCCAGCGGCGCCGGACTCGACCCACTGACCGTGAACGACGAGCTTCGTGGTCGCGCCACCGACGGTGGCGTCGGTCAGTCCGTCGCCAGCGCCAGCCCATTTCGCGAAGCTGCCGGGAGTGGCGGCGCCAGTTCCGACGAGACCCTGGACGATGCCCTTGCCGTAGTGCACGACGCGAATGCTGGTCGCGCCGGCTACGCCAGCAACGTCGCCAGCGTCGAGTGCGATACCGATCGTATTGTCACCGATCGCCACGCCTTCGATCACATTTGCGCCGACGCGCTTGACCGGGAAGCCCTTGCGGACAGTGCCGGCGTTGACGGGATAGATCCGAATGTCTGCGCCTTCGAGGCGCTCTTGTGCACGCGGGTTAGCCATTTACTTGGAACCTTTTTTCTGGTGCCGAGTGACCCCGGCGTTGAGTTTTTGAGGATTGGAGTCGACGCGCGCGGCTTACTTGCCGGCCGCGGACTTGCGAGCGTTGCTGAGAATGCCGGAGCTGCTCTTGGACTTGCTCGACTTGTTGTCGTCGGCAACGAGCGATTTAGTGTGCGGCATGTCGGCTCGGTTCGCGACCATCGACTTGAACCGCTTCGGGTCGGTCGTGCGCAGAGCAATGAAGTCGGCTTTCTCGGCGGGGGCGATCTTCTTGCCGACGAGAGCGTCGACCTCGAGCTCGATGAGTTTGGCCTCGCTGGCCTCCTTCTCGGTCGTGGTCAGCGCGTTCTTGGCTTTGAGCTCTTCCAGCTCGGTTTCCAAGGCTTTCAATGCGGTTTCAGAGGTTTGTAGAGCAGTTTGCGCGGTTTCAGCGGCCGTCTTGTGCTCGGCGCTGAGCGCCTTTTCGGTCTCGATTGCCTTGGCGGCTGCGACGAGATCGTCCTGGGCTTTCTTCAATTGTTCGGCAAGGTCCATTTGGATCTTCGCTTTCTCGGCCAAGGCCGTGAGATTTGGTTCTTGCGCGGCACGGGCGCGCGCGCGGAGTCGTTGACGTTCGCTACCGGACTCGGCGGACAGAGCCACCGCATCGGCGTTTGCTGGCATGGCAACGGCGCTGATTTCGTACAGCTCGTTGTCACAGAGCCGAAGGATCTCGACGTCGTTCTGCTTCTCTTCTCGGACGCTGTGCGGCATGAAGCCGACGGACACCGCGCGAATCGATCCTTGCAGAAATCCCTGCCAGACCTTCTCGCCCATTGGGTTCGCCAGATCGTCGACGAAGTGCAACGTCGCTTCGAGGTGGCCGTCCACTATTCGAACATCGCTCGCGCTGCCGATCGGCAGGGTGTCGCAAGCTGCGCCGCCCATGCCGAGGAAGCCTGACTTGTTGTGATTGTAGAGAACTACCGGGTTCTTCTTGTAGCGGCCTAGCCGCTTTTCCCAGTCTTGCTCGACGATCTCGTCGTAGCTGTCGATCGAGTCGGTCGACGCAATTACGCGCACGCTGCGCGCTTTCTTGTCGATCGTGTCGGCCTTGACGGTCACCCCGAAGGTTCGGTGAATGATTCCGTCGTCACCCTTCTCGCTGAGAGCTGAGAGTAGTTCTTGAATCGCTGCTTTGCTCATCGGGTTCGAACTCTCGGAGCTGCGCGATCGGCATAGCCGGGCGCGTGCACGTGTTCAGGGTGACGATTGCGCAGCTCGTCGAGCGCCGCTCTTGGGTTTGCCTTTCGGCTTTCCCTTGGGATTTGCTGGTTCGGGCTCGGCGTCGTCGCCTTCGGTTCCGGTGTCTTTGTCGCCATCGGGGTCGGGCTCCACGCCGGGGTTCTTGTCGCCCATGCCTTCGCCAAGCAGCTCGTCACCTTCGTCGCCCTCGGGGATGCCAGTCTTCTCGTAAACGTACGAGGACGGGATCTTCAGGCCGGCGTTGCGGAACGCTTGGATCGACTGAGCGAACTTGAGGAAGTCGAGCGGGTCCTCGGTCAGAAACAGGAACTGGCCAGGCTCGATCGATGGGCCGTAATTGAGCGCATAAAACGGCTCGATCACGTACTTCTGAACGGCCGTTGATAGGCCCACCGCATCAGCGTCGCGTCGGTCTTTGCGCAGCTCGTTACGGGCAGCCGTTGCAGCGCGCGAACCATTGGCGCCCGGCGACACCATGTCAGTTTGACCGAGAACGGCCTTCGACATTTCGTCGCCGAGGAAGTCGGCCAGTTCTTTGTGATTCGAGACCTTGGCGCCGGCTTGCTGCGGCCAGAACAGCTCGATCGAAGTGTTGTCGGGGTGCGTCGCCACGCCGTTCGTGGTGAGCGCCTGCATGATCTTCCGGAGGTTGTCCTTGTCCGGCTTGCTCGCCTCTTTGGCGTACTTGCCGAGGCGCCAAGGCTTCCACGCGAGCTCCGCAAGCTGCAGCCAATCGCGCAGATCGAACGTCCGAAAAAGCGAAAGCCAGATGATGAGTCTGGACAGGCCCTCACGGACCAGTGTGTCGCCGTTCACGCGCGGCTGATACGTTGAGAACTTTCCGATCGGGTACTCCTCGATCAGATCGACACCGAGCGCATCAACCGCGTTGCCGTTGCCGCTCGTCGTCGGATCGAAAAGCAGCTTTCCGTCGACTTGCCGGAAGCCGAAGCGCCGACAGTTGATCTGCTTGAACACCGACGGCACCAGGAGGCCGTCCTTGTCTTTCTTCCAGACGTTCTCAGAGTACGCGTAACCGAATGCGTTGCCCTCGCCGACGAGGTGAGCGCACATCTCGCGGAACGTGTCGCACGCGAGCAGCGCTTTCATGCACCGATCGCGATACTTGCTGTCCCGTTTCTTCTTTCCCTCGGGGGCGATGATGTCGAACGGCAACCCAGACACCGCGAGCTCGCGCGTCTGAAATATCGACTGGACGTGACCTTCCTTCTGTCGGCACTCGTGGAAGAGATCGACAAGTCGGAAGGGGCGGCCAGCGTCCGCCGATTGCAGAATCGACGAGACCTGACCCGGGGTGAGGTTGCCGCCAACGCGCTGGAACTGCAGCGAGAGAGCGAGATCGGCAACGACCGGATCGACGTAAGACTTCTTCTTGGACGCCGTCCGCTCCTGCGCGCCGGCACCCACGCGCTTGGTGGCCATGGGTTCCCTCGTTCAGTTTGTCAGGAGTAGTGAGCGACGATGCCAACGGTTGCAACCGAGCCGGTCGCATACACGCGCCGAATCAGCGTCTCGTGCATGACACCCGCCGCAAGCTGCAGCGTGACCGGTGCCGAGTCGGAGTGAGCGATCACCTGATAGGCGCCGGCCGTGGTGACCGAGATACGCGCCGAGCCTCCAGGAAGGTCGACGGTATCGCTCGCGACGACTGCGGCCAACGATGTCGGTGTGCTTCGGTATTTGAGACCGAGACCCTTTTGCGCCGCCATGTCAGTTTATGAGTTGCGCGGCCACGTGCACGAAGCCGTTGCCAGCCGTGAAGCCAGCGGTCTGAACATCGAGACGGATCGTGTTCGTGGGTACGAGCGCGATCAGTCCGTTGGTGCCGAACTTCGCGCCGATGGTGCCGCCCTTGTAGGGACTGCCGGTCTGCACGAGCGTGGCCGCAACGTCGCCAGTTGCGCCGCCTAGGATGTCGCCCTTGGTCGAGAACGCGGCGTTGTTCGAGCTCACGCCGATCGCGCCGGCGCCGCCGGTGAACGACGCAATCACCTCCCAATACGCGCGCAGCAAAAGCAGATTGAACCCCGTCGGAACGGTCAGTAGCGCCGTAGCGTCCGCCGTCCCGAACGCGATCGGCAGCTTCAAGTCGACGAAGTTGTCGACACGCAGCCATACGCCGCCGAGAGCATCATTCGGGGTGACGACGAGATTTTGCGTCGCGTCGACGGCCACGCTCGCGAGACTGAACATCCACTCGGAGCGGTCGGACGCGACCTTGATGATCTGTCCGTCGGCGCGCGCCTGCTTACCGAGGCCCGCCAGAGTAGCGCGGTCGGCAACGGTTCCGCCGATACGACTCGAGATCTCACGCGCCGCGCGCTCGCCGTACTTGATGATACCGACTGAAGGTTGCATGAGTGTCCTTGCGTGTGTGGGTCAGCCGTATCCGCGGCCGTCGTAGTTGCCCCAGCGAGGTGCATCGTCGACGAACTCGTCGTCGTCCTCGCCGGAGTCGATCGGCGTTGCTACGCCGTCGAAAATCGCTAGTAGGAAAGAGTCCGCGAAATCGGGGCTCTGATTGCTCGGTGCGCGCTTCTTGATCTCGTCCTTCGACTCGACCTTGCGTTGCGCTTTTTTGGTGAGCGAGTAGGTGGGCGCGATTAGCTCGGACTCGAGCCGCGGATCGCTGAAGAACGCGCCGCCCTCTTGCGCCCACTCTCGAAACGAAAACCAGATCTCGTCACGCAGTAGCGGGAACTCTTCCGGCTCGGTCGAGACGCAAGCGACGTTGATTTCGATTATCTGCACGAACTCATCGAGATCGCCGTTTTCCTGCAGCTCACGAAGCCGGTCAGCGACAGCGCCGCCATAGCCGCCAGCGGCGTCGAGCTTGATTCGAACGCGCTCGCCTTTGGTGCGCAGCTTGCGCATGACCAGCAGTACCAGCCCGCAGACCTTCGTCGAATCGTAGCCGCTCGCCCAGGATTCGATCCCATGCTGCGCCTTGATCCAAGCAGGCGAGTAACCGACGAGGCCACGGCGCCCAGTAACGACCGAGAGATCGTCTCCGAATCGAGCGACGTCTACGCCCAGATCGAGCGTGCCACTCGGCAGCAAGTCGCCAGATTCTACCGTGTCCCAGCGCGCCGTTGCCGCCTCGAGCATGCCGAGGCCAATCACGGCATTCGCGACCTGAGTCGGAAAGTCGCCACGCACACGAACAGCGACGAACGGCGAGTCGTCGCCGTAGGCCCTGACCATTTCGTCCACTGCCTCGCGCGTTGCGAGCCCAGGGACGAGGCGCTGACCGCTGCAGTAGTTCGGCGAGTCGTAGCAGGTCAGATGGATCTGAAACCAGAACTCGCGCCGAGTCGTGAACGTCTCGTAAAAGAAGCCGGACGTTTGCGTCGGGTTCGATAGGGCAAGCACCTTCGCGCCGCCAGTCGCGTTGCCGATGAATGCCTCGGCGATCTTTGCTTCGATGCCGCTCGCTTCGTCGAGGATGAAGAATAGCGCCGGCCCCGAGATACCAGCGGCGTTCTCCGGCGTCTTAGTGGCGAAGCCGCGCATGCTGCGCCCGTCGTCCCAGCGGCACCCGGTTGCGGGGTCCAGTGGCACATTCGGTAGCAGCTCGACGCCGCGACGCTTGAGCGCCCGGTTGACCTCGTGAAGCTCTTTCCAGAGGACGTTTTTGACCTGCGGATCGGAGCTCGAAGTTAGGATGCACTCGCCGCGGTCGCGCGTGCAGACCCACCAGATCGCCAGGAGAATCGCGAGCAGTGACTTTCCCGTCTTCTGCCCGCTGCGAATCGTCACGCGCTCATTGGCGCAAACGGCTCGAGCGGCTTTCGCCTGGTAGTCGCAAATCGTGCCATCGGGCAGCGGAATCTCGAGCTCGTAGCCGAGAATGTCCCGGATGAACTCGACTGGTCGGTCCGCGTATTCGTAAAGCGGGTTTGTGTACCGCCTGATCTTCGGCCCGGTGTCAGCCTTCGCCGCCCTCTCCTGGATCCTCGCCTTCGCCAGCTTCGCGAGCAGCAAGGCGGGCGAGGATTGCCTCGTAGCAGCCGCAATCCTTCGCGCCACAAACCCGCTCGACATCGTTTAGCAACACTTCGAGGCCTTCCTCGAGTTTGACGTTTAGTCGCGGCGCGTAGTGCTTCGGGCGCGTTCTCTCGAGCAGCCAGCGAGCCGATTTGTCGGGGTCGCCCTTCCTCACATCGTCGAAAAGCTGGCCTTCGCCTATAAGGAACGCGCGGGCGACGGCATTGGTAAACTCCGCGTGCAGCTCGGAACCGCGAGCCGCTTCCGCCTTCCAGTGCGCCAGAGTCGACGGGTCAACGTCGCATTCAGCGCAAGCAACGTCCAGCCGCTTACCTTCCGACAGGAGCTCGCAGATCTTAGTCTGCAGCTCGGGAGTCAGCTTGCTTGGACGGCCCATGACTCATCGCCTCGCCCATCGCTGGGCTTCCTGGAACTCCCGCCGCACTTCGATTTGCAGCCTGGACCAGGGACGCTCAGCCGGGGTTGCCTTGGGGACGACGAACAACTTTGCGAGCGACCTTGCAATCGCTTGGTCGGTTGAGTTCGGCCCCTCTTGCCCACATGGCTCGCTGGGCGTCGGTCGGAGCCGGCGCAGTACTGGC